GCCATAAGGCCTACGTCTTCCGCTAAAGCGGGAAACTTCTTAGACAGCGCCAGAATGTCCTTGAATTTCTTTGTAGCGTCGTCGCTGTTCGTAATAATGGCTTTTAGGTTGTCGGTTACATAGTTCAACACGGCGGAGCCTTCGCCGCTGTCGATAATTGCTAAACCTAGTTCGCGGATACGGTCACGGGCTGCCTTAGCCTGTTCTTCCGTCTGAAGAATGGACTGGGAAGCTAAACCGATACCGGCAGCTACGGCGACACCGGCCGCGACACCGGCAGGGCCGAAACCTTCGAAAGCTTCCGCAGCGAGTCCCTGGAAGCCGTCTACGATGGACTCGATAGAGCCGTCGAAACTTGCGCCGACTTCTTTAGCGTTCGACTTCGTGTTCTCTGCCAGGTCTTCGGCACCTTGTGAAGCTTCTTTGAAGCCCTTCTTGAAACCGTCGCCGACCTGGTCGCCAGTCTTTGAAGCGGCCTTCGCTAGATCCTTGAAACTGTCTTCCAGTTTGCCGGTCGCCTGGTCGCCTTCTTTAGCGACTACGTCGAGACTGTCCGCTACATCGTCGAAAGCGTCTTCGACGTTGCTAGTGCCGCGTAGGAAGTCTTTTACGTCGGCTAGGAAGTTTATTACGATACCTTTACCGGCCACGTTATTTTTCTCCCTTTTCTACGGCTTCGCTGATTACCTGGACTACGGTCTGTACCCACAACGCTACCGACCGGCTAACGATTTCGTTAGCTGCCCTAAATGCGAACTTACCTTTACGGTTATTCGCTAAGAACTGGGTATTGATTGTGCGACGGTATTTATATTGTGTCGCGCCACGTCGTCCTTGAATGTCTGCCACGCGTGGCTTAGCTCCGAATTCGGCAGCTGGCCAGTTTTGGGCGGGTGTAAGCGTGGAGCCTTTACGAATGGCTTTCGTAGAAGCTGCCGCGACTACCCCGACGCCCTGGGCGGTGACTGTCGCCCTTACGCCCTTCATAAGAAGAGCGGTGTTTAGCTTTGTCTTTCCTTGGCCTGAAATTCGTTCCTGGATAGAACTAGACCAATCTGGAAGTATATGCTGCCGTGTCCTGGCATACATTTCCGGCCGTAGATCCTTATCTACGGTCTTTAGGGCTAGAACTACAGCCTGTAGTTCCTTAGACCCTGTTACGGATAGCACGACAGGACACGGCCAGCGACTAAACGCCAGGCGTGTAGGTGGGCTGTCCCTGTACGGGAAGCGAAACGGTCGAAACCGCGTAAGCGTCTACAGAGCCACCGACGGAGCCAGGGACAACAATAACGGTAGCCGACCAGGTGCCGCTTCCAGTCTGTGGAAGGAAGGTAAGCGTGATTTCGCTGCCCGCATTGTTGAACAGGTAAGCCGAGAGGCTGTCTGCGGTGTCCCAGTCCTGGACGTAAGACAGGTCTACCGTCCAAGTGGCGTTCGAAGCCTGGGTGAATACCGCGCTGGTTTCAAGTCCCTTGAAGGTAGCGGTCGAGACGGACGGCGTGAAGGTGACGCCCGAAACGTGCTTTTCGTAGGTGTCGCCGTCTACGGTCAGGACGACGTCCTTCAAGTAAAGCGGCTGTACGTTGATCTGTGCCATTTTCTTTATTCCTTATCGCTAAGAATGGTTAGGTTGATTTTGTATGCCGGTTTCTCTGCGTCCCCGTATACCGACCGGTCGGCCGTAGTCCAGTTGAGCCATTTCACCTGGTCTAGAGCGACGACTACCTGGTCTAGTAGATCGTCTAGGGTATCTTCCGCCCTGGGGACGTCCACCCCTGGGCTAATTATCCACAGGGCGAAAGTATTGAAGTAGGTTCCCTGCGCGTTGGGAGCCTTTGCGAGAGTCTCACGATATACCTGTACTACGGGCGTTTTAGCTTCTAGGCCGTCTAAAGCGCGTGGACTGTCTACAAACTTTATACGCGCCGGTAGAAGCGGTTTCAAGGCCGCTACAAGGTCGCTACGGATAGACATTAGAACATACCGCCGATAGCCTTTTTAGGGCGAAGCATAGCGCGAATGGTGAAGTCGAGCGGGAATACGCGAACGGCGAAGCCTTCAATACCTACGTTGTCGTTCTGGTTAGCGATCGTGGACTGGTAGAGGGCGCGTGCCTGGGTTAGTTGTGCCTGGACGTAACGGGCGGGGACGACAGCACCCAACGGAAGCGCCGGAGCGTACTCGATACATTGCGCTTTAGCGGTGTCCAGAAGTTGGAATAGGAAAAGGTCTTCAAGTGGCGCGTCTGCCCATTGTGCGCGTGCCTGTTCAAGCGACAGCCAGCCGTCGATTTCCTGGACGATAAACTTGAACGGTTCGGCCTGGACTTCTACGCCCAGAGCGTCGAAGAAAGTCACGACGATAGTGTGAACGCCTGGCGTTTCCAGAATGGTCGTTGTAGGCCAGGTAAAAAGTAGGTGGTTGCCCTGGTCGGTGCCGGTAAGTTCACCTAGAACGGTTCCGACAGGGGAAAGCATATAAGCCGACCAGGAAGCGTACTCGCTGATCTGGACGACGTTACCCGTTTCGTCTACGAAGTCGGCGCGGGTAGGGGAAAGCGGCACGTCTCCGACCCAGAGAGCGCCTAGGTCGATAACTGGAAGAATAGCCACTTTCGTTTCTTTCGTTTAGAAGGGGTTAGAAGGCGGGGCAACCGCAGGGGTACAGGACTACCCCGCCTTCCAGGTTGGTTAGGCTGCGGGAGCTACCAGAGCCAGAGCGTCAGCGTTTACGACAGCTGCGGCGTGGTAACCGAACAGACCCATATCGAAGCCACCCTGAGCTACGTTCTCAGCTTCGACGCGGATAGGTGCGCCAGGAAGCTCGAACGAAATAGCAGCTTCGCGAGCGCCAACAAGGACGTTACCGGCTGCGAGCTGGTCGCTAGGAACGATAGCGAAACCGGCAGCGGTTCCACCTTCGAGTCCCAGACCAGCGGTCAGGTAAGCCAGAGCGTCGTTGTTGCTGGTGAGGAGCAGCTGACGGTACAGGTCGGTAGCGATTACGGCGAACGTAGGAACGGCGTAAGGAAGGACAGCCTCTACACCGTCCATAATGCGATCCCAAGCACCGGTACCGGTAGCGACTACGTCGGTAGCGCCGGCAACAAGAGCGGTCAGGGTTGCCAGGTCGGTAACCTTCGCGTACGACTCAGTCATACCACGAAGAGCCGACTCAATTACGTCGGTACGGCCGAAGTCACGGAACTCGCGAGCCCAGTCGTGAGCACCAGCGTAACGAACACCGGTAACTTCAAACGACTCGGTAGCGGGCTCATTCGAAGGTACGGCTTCCTTGTTACCGTTCCATACCGATACGGCGGGCTTAGTCGTCCAGCGCCACGCGTTCATCGTGAGAGCGGTCATCGAACCGGACGAAATGAGAGGAATGAACTTACGCTCATAGGTGCGGCCAGTCCACAGCTCACCCAACCACTGGGGCTGGTGGGTGTTGATACCGGCGCTTCCTACGCTGTCGTACTCTACGTCCGACAGAGCAGCGAAAAGGCTGGTTACGGCCTTCGCGTCGTCGCGCTTAGCGATCTCAGCGAAAAGCGAACGGCTGCCGGACTTAGCAGCTGAAGCCAGCTGGTTCATAACGGCGGGAAGTGACTCATTTACAGGCGCGGCCTTGGCAGCCTGTAGCTGGTCGGGTGCGGTTGCTGCGCCCATTGGGTTTACTCCTTGTGTGTTGGGTTGGGTTTCCGGAACGAAGGTCGTCTGCTCGACGGCTCCGTCCACGGGGTTTACTACGTCAACGATTACCTGGTCTGGCAGGTCATCGGTGACGATTTCTTCGACGTTACCCTCTGGGTTGGGGATAACTTCGAGAACTTCGGCTTTCAGGGTATCTTCGGCCACGTTTTCTTCTCCTTCTACGGTGTCTTCCGCCAGTTCTGCGAGCAGAGCAGCGGAAGGAAACGCGCCTTCGACGACGACAGCGGCACCGAATAGGGTTCCACCGACGGCTTTTCCAGCACGAATAACGACGTTCTTCACTTCTGCGGAAAGCTTTTTACGCGTTCCCGAAGCGATTTCCGCCAGGACTGTGTCGCCTTCGGGCGTGTTAGCTACCTTGAAAGTGCCAACAATACCGGCGGCGGTGTCTGCCAGAGCGACAGCGCGGCCGACTGGTTCTTCGTGATCGTGTTGAACGTTCAACGTAACGACGGACGGGTCGGCCGGAATGGTGACAGCGCCAGCGTCTACGCTGAAACGTCCCAGGTTCGTTTTACCGATTTCACCGTATGGAAGTAGAAGGCCGGATACTACGCGGTCTTCGGTGTTGGCGTAAAGTGAGCCAGCTTCAATTTTTACGTCGGTCATTAGTCCATAACCTCTGGGCTAGTAGGTGTGGGTGGGTTGTTGTAAAGGTCGGTCAGGTCGAAACGGACACGTTCGCCACTAGGTACGACGTCGTCCAGGCTTAGGCGTTGCTGGATAGGCTCCAGCCAGTAGGGAAGTGTAAAGTCTGCGAATTCGTTTCGCTGGCTTTCGTTCGTCGAATAGGTGAGTGAAGCGGTCGAAAGCGACGCGTCCATAAGGCTGGCAGGGATACCAAGGAAGGCGCCTACGTCGATACGAAGGAAGTTTCGGCCTTCGATAAGTAGCGACGGTTCTGCGGAGCCGTGCGCGATCGCCTGGACGTTGTGCGGCGTAAAGGCAATAGCACCGTTTACGTCGGAACGGGCGTCCGCCCACGCCTGTACCAGGTTTAGAACTTCGTCTTGTTCGAGAGGGTCGTCGGTGGTCGCGTGTAGCTCGATAGCTGGGATAGGGTTGGTAGCTTTTCCGACCCACGACGCTTCTAGTTTTGCTCCGCCCTTCAACGTGCGCGAGCCGACAGCTAACAACCCTTCGAACGGGGCTGGGATAAGAATTACGGAGCCTTCTTCCGCTACGACGTCGTCGATACGAATTAGACCGTCTGGGTCGATAGTCCAGCGCTCGATTGGGCAGCGGTCGGCCTTGATAATCTGGCCAGAAGCGTCACGTTCAACGCCCCACAGCGACCAACCGAAGAAGATAAGGTCGTCGATAGTCCACGCCATACGGTGCCAGGGCGACACTTCGCCGTCGGTAGCCTGTAGCCAGGCGTGCGAACTGGTAACGTCGTCCGCTCCGGAGAGCGCTACAAGCGGGTATTTGGCGATAGAAGTAACCAGAATTTGGCGTGCCTTAGCGACGGCCGGAATAGTCATAGCTTCTTTACGGCTGATCGTGTTGGCTTCTACTCCGAAAATATCAGACCATACAACCTGGGACAGCTGACCGCCAGCCCACGGCGACACGATACCGGACATAGGCATAGCGGAAACGTTCTTCAGCTGGTCGCCCGACTCGATTAGGCGTAATGCGTTACGAATACCCACGCCCGAATTCTACCACGCGGAATTACTTAGAAGCGGAAGAAACAATAACCATTTTTTGCGGCGTTTTCATATTGTCGAAAGCTCGAAGCGCAAACGTGGCAGCTGCCAGCGGTGTAATGTCCCCGCCACTAGCGCGACGTCCCCACGCCCAACCGTTTTCCCCTAGCGGACGTTTCACAACCTTAGCGGCCGCTTCGTTTAGAGAAGGCTGGTCAAAGTGACGTAACGTTTTCGCGTTTATTTCTTTCATAAACACGGCACAACCAGGCGACAGATCCTTATACGCTAACGGCTGTACCTTCGGTCTAGGCCGTAACTTGTTCAACGCTTCCGCTTCAACCAGCGCAGCGCCGACCGTATCGTGCGCGATAGGTACCCGATACTTACGCGCTAGTTCGTTGATACGCGGCACTAGCCAGTCCGTCCCTAACTTATGCTCAACGATTTCGACGAAAGCGTACCCCTGGTCACGCCACGCCGCAGCTATACAGGCCACGCTACCGTCTACCGACACGTCGAAAGCCAACGCGAACGTGTCCGGCTTCTTCACGAAGTCGATAGCGCACGAAGACCACGCTTCCTGGTCGATAGCGGACTGGCTGTAATCTTCCGGCCAGATACCCAGATACTCGCGTAGGAAGTTAGGCCGTGGAAGCTTCGTAAAGTTGTTCTCGATAGTTTCCAGGTCGGTAAGCGTCCCGATACCTGGGTGGACTTGCGCCCACAGATCAGGGACAGCCGCTTCGTCGTCCGTCGTATTGTCGGGAGCTGCGAATTCGATAATTCCAGTCCGTGGAAGTTGTTGGCGGCCTTCCTGGAGAGTGTCCCAGAAGATACCCGAACGGCGTTCCCCAGCCGTACCAGCTACGACCAGCTGCGCCCCAGGCCGTGTGTCCATAGTTGGCAAGATCGCGCCCAGAAGTTCAGCCGATACGTCGGCCGTGTGTTCCTGTGCTTCGTCGAGAATGAGCATATCGCCAGCGTCTCCACGGAACGCGTCCGGTTTCGGCGGCAACACCTGGAACAGCGACCCGTTCGCGAACGTTAGGTTCTGGTTACCCGCGCCGCGCATAATGCGGAAGCCGCGCTTATCAGCGTCTGGTTCCTTCCGTTCCAACGTGCGCGCCATTTCCAGAAACCTAGCGCTGGCCTTCGTCCCAGACTGTGCCGTAAAAAGAACCGTATAACCAGGACGTACAGCACACCGACCCACAGCGATAGCCAGAAGCGCTGTCGTCTTACCAGCACGACGCGGAATACACACCCCGACCGTTCGCTGAATGGGACGTTCACGCTCAACGTCCCACGCGTTCAACACCCCCGCCAATTTCCACTGTTGCGGAGTCGGTTCGAAACCTAGAAGCCGACAACCGACCAGGAATTCTTCGTCGAACTTTTCCGCGCCTTCGAAACTCGAAACGTGAAGCGGCTTTGTGC